GCTTTCGTATGCTTTCTTTAATTTATCTTCGTCCATATCTTAATATGGTTTTGGTTTTTTATTTCCCTTTGATATTCTCTCTTCTTCCTTGTAGTCTTGTATCGCTTCAGCTCCAGACTTAGACCTATATATATAAGTGGCTAATTGTTCAGGATCTCTGGCTGAAAAAATAAAATCTCTAGCTGCGGCAGTTGTCCCTGTCCCTGAGACTTGCTTATAAACATTAAACTTAACTTGCCATTTTCCTTTATTATCCTTGAATTTTTCAACTTTAACCGTATGTCCAGGTTTCATCAAAGCCGCCATTTCAGGCCCAGACTTATTATCCCACGCTCTGTTTATTGCATTATACGTATATGATACCTCTTGATCCTTTGGGTCTTTCGGTGAAATCGTTTTCGGTGCTCTTTCTGCAATTGATGTCTCCTTACGACCCATTCTCATCTCGAAACCAGCTGCGACTATGTCCTTGGAGCCTTGCTTTTGCTTATCTGTCATATTAGGCTGCATAACCCCAGTGCCATCTGGACTCAGTTTTATCATCTTTTCGAACTTATCTTGACGTACCTTGTCTGCATCAAAATCTAATCCTGCCTCTTCAGCGTCAAGCCTCGCATTCTCAACTGTTTCATCCAGTATAGAATTTAATTCAGTGTTGTCTTTTGTCTCTACATAGAAATCATATCCTTCACCGTAATTCATTAATATTGTAGCTGCGTTATTGATATCATTTGTTGCCCCTCGTATTGTAGCGTTCTTTACTTTAATGTAGTTCTCCTCATTTAAACTTGCAGCGTCCACTGTGGTAGAGCCACCTCTTTTACCTGGCGTCTCTATAGCCCAAGTCTCAATTTCTTTTGTTTGTCCGTCAAGGAATCCATTCAAATCAAAATTATTTGAAGTAAGATTACCATATTGAAGCAGTGATTGAGATTCTCTTTGAGATAATATATTTCCCTGCTCATCTTTTTTCACTAAGTAAACCTTGCCTGAATCTGGGTTTGTAACCATAGACGTGTTACTCAAATCACCTAGCCTAGCATTATACCTATTCATATACATCTCCTTTGGACTGGCTGGTACAAGACCAGTTTTTGGATCTGGTTGTTCACGTGCCGTAGACGCTTCTATTTGAGTTAAGTATCCCTTACTAGCAGTAGAGAAAGCCTTGTAGCCACTCATCGCTGTATTAAATTTGCTGTTATATTCAGCCCTAGACATGTTGCCAGCATCTGCCTGCTTTTTCCACTCATACATCTGAGTACGTAACGCATCTACACCGTCTGTAACTACCTTATTCATTGTAGGGTCACTACCTAACTCATACTCATTAAGTATAGCCTCGTTCTTTTCTAGGATAGAAAGACGAGCATCACGGTCACGTTTTGGACGGTCTATAGCACTCTGAACCTTTTCACCTAAATCACCAATAAGGCCAGACCAATCTGTTCCTGGAGTTTCTCTTTTTACATATCCATAGTATTCAGGCATTTGCGTTTTGTTTTAATTTTTTATCGTTTTATGTCCGCCAACTCGATGTTTCTGAATCTCATACCATATCATCACCTCCGTCACCTAATAAATTCTCGAATCCACCAGCTAAACTACCTGCGCTAGCGAAGAGAGCATTGTCGGCAACTGTTTTTGCTTTCTTAGCATCAGCTGCAGCCAACCCTGCTCCTACTGCTTGTTCTTCGTAAACACCTGCTTCACGCAATGCAGCATCTTCGCTTATTCTGGCCTCTTCTGTCGCTATAGATTCAGCAACATCCATCTCATGTTTATACTTAGCGGCTGCTTGTTTTTCAGCAGTATCTAGAGTAGTAGCCCTAGCATCTTTCACTAATTCAGTCACCCCTGCAGCCCCATCTTGTCCACGATCTGCAAGTAGCTCTGCACCTTCTGCTGTGATCTGCTGTTGTCTGTCTGATGCTATCGTCTCAATATTTGGAGCTTTTACCGCTTCAAGTGCTTTGAATGCGTTTTCCTCTTCTATATTCAGTATACCTTGAACTGCTTCTGCTGATGCGGCCTCAGCTGCTTTTTGATCTTTCTTAGCGTCTTGTCCTTGAATGATAGCTGATGCTCCGCCAACGATTGCTGCTACTGCTGTCCCATATGCCATATTTTCAATTATTTAATATTTTAATCATTTCGGTACAACCTGTACTACCCTTTACATATCCACAATTAGTATACCTATCAATTAACGGATTATTCTTTAACGAAACATAAACATAAGTGTAACCCCTGTCTTTTGCCATATACGATAATGTGTTTATTAAAAATTCAATAGCTTCACTCCTGTCTTCGTCTCTGTACTCAAAGTTGGAGATTATGTATTCGCTCCATGCTGTCTTTGAGTTTGTTAAAAATAAAAACCCAGCACAAATATCAACCCCATCTTTAGATACCATTATGCCTCCATTTCCATTTTCAGGAAGCAAATCTTTTACGGGCGGTGTCCATCTCCATGTTTTCCACCATTTACAGAGAATATTCTCATAGTCACCATCAATTATCATTCTAACATCAAAGCCCATATACCCACAAAGATAACAAATTAAGGTGAACTTTTAAATACTTCTGAAGAAATTGAGAACAATTCTACACTTTTTGCATTAAAAGCTGGTGTGTCTGTTAATTTAACCTCCATATAATAACCTCTAGGGGCATATGACTCAGCAACACTGCTCTTAGCTGTTACAATAAAATCCGTAGGTACAGGTGCGTTTGTTATAGCGTCTACAGTTATTGTATTGCTAGTATATGTTGTTACATTACCTATAAAAGTAAACTGATTAGCAAATGATCCTGTAGGAATACCTACAATATATAATGCATCCCCCTCCCCAACAGTATCAAAATCAAAATTAAATGTTAGTGTAAGTGACGCTATAGATGTTAGCTCTCCTATTCCTTGTGTTGATAGCATCTCTACATCTAAATCACCTTCTGGTCTTCTTATATAGCCATAAAAATCTCCCTCTTTCTCTATAAAATAATCCTGCTCAATTATACCTGTAGATAAATCAGTAGTAAGCTCTGCCTTCCAGGCCCTGTTGCTCTCTAAACATATTGTTTTAAAAACCTTTGCATCGGTTGAATTTTTATTAAAAACAGTTGTTATAGTAGAGGGATAAGAAACACCATAATATCTGTTATAAATATTATTTGAGGCTAGGTCTTTTGTATAATGTAGATACAGGTCTCCATTATTCCATGTATATAATGAGCTATTCATGTTTATCATCCAGTCAGGCACGAATGAATGAAAAGTATTCCATCCTTTAGCTCTTGGCGAAAAACTTACTGTTTCAATTCCCATAATGTAAAGTTACTAAATTAATACTGTTTTTTTACCTGTATCGAGTACAGCCTTATAATAATTATACGAGCAGTGTTTTTTATTAACGTCTATATCTGTTTCGTATGGAAGTTTATTGATATAACCAGCCTTGAAAAATAAACCTGTCTTCTCGTTTACTACTCCTGCGTTATGGAAAAAGCTTAATAAATCCCACTTTTCAATTGGACATGTAGCCCAACAGAAATTAAACTCAACTGGGACTCTTACCTCATGACCATGCTTCCATGCGTTCCATAGTTCAGACCACATACTAGCTGTCCATATTTGAATGTCATTCACTTCAGCGTCTCCATAATTATCTTTCTTTTGTAGTAGCCAATTATATAGATTTATAGAATCGTTCTCCACCTCTTCCCAATACTCAGGAGTTAGATTTTTCATTAGCTTTTGAGCACCCCCGGAGTGCTCCTGTGATGATCTTACCTTACAGGCACACAAACCTACCACCGAACACATTCCCTCCAGTAGACCCTCTCCTTTGCTCTCTATATATTCACCCCCAACATAAGAGATCGTGTCTGAGAAATACCATATATCATCACCTAAGAATTTATCGAAATCAAAATACTTTGTAAATATAAAATCGCTGTCATGAAAAAATATTGCCTCATCTTTTAACTCAGGATGAGAGTGAAAATGTTTCTTCATGATGTTTGCCTGAATTGCTGGCTGGTAATTCCTTACCTTCATGTCATCTCTATAAAAAAAGAAACGCACAAAAGGAAACTTCTGCTGTAGTAGTAACCAAGACTGGGGTATACCTTCATCACTAAAAGCACCAAGCACGTCAATGTAATTACCGTTGTATCCAAGGTCAAGAAAGTTATGTAAATAAACCTCTACCTGCCATGCGTAATAATCAGTGGCAGGTTGTGCTGATATTAACCTTAATTTTTTCATAGACATTCATATGATCCAGCTTGCCAGCCCGTTATTGGTTGTTTTCTAACGTACTCATAAACTGTTGACCCATAAAAAGATTTGTAATACCCTGAAGCTGCCTCTATGGTTCCATCCTCTGTTGTGTATATGAAACCAGTAGGCCCCCCTATAGGCCCATCAGCCCACACCTGAATTGCCAAGCCTGTACATGCCCCCACCTGAGTTGCTGCGAAATTCATAACTAACCTTGTTAATGGGGGGATTGTAGTTGTTGTTGTAGTTGTAGTTGTTGTAGTTGTAGTTGTTGTCGTTGTTGACGTTGTAGTCGTAACTCCAATACAATCATCGCAGTTTGTATACGTAAACAAGACCGAAGCTATGGCCGTTACAGAAACTGAGATGTTTAAAATATTATAACAAACTCCGTCATCTGCTTTTACTACCGTGCCATTTGATATAACGGGCCCAGTACTATCAATAACAGCAGTAGCTGCATTGTCACATCTCTCAACGTCATAATAGGTAACAGCGATAGTAGTTGTCGTTGTTGTCGTTGTAATACCTGCACAAGCTGAAGCGTATAACACCTGCCCTGTAGCAGAAACTTGTATAACCCAGTCACCAGAATTAGGCATGTAATAAAATCCACTAGCCCCATCAAAAGGAAGTAGCCCTGATGCGTCTGTGAATATGAAATCATTTACCACTGGCTTTGCCAAAGAACCGTCATGGTAATAAGCTGTATAAGGGCCACCGCCATGAGTACACGCATCCCCAGAATCTGTGTAAATAGAAGGGTTTAAGTCAAACGCAGTGATAACCCTAGCTGTTGTTGTGGTTGTCGTGGACGTAGTTGTTGTTACTCCTAAACAAATATCACAACTAGCATAAGTCGTTGCTGGGTTTGTTATAGCTGTATACGGATAAGATGCCGTTGTTGCAGCAGTTACCGTCCAGCAGTTACCGTCCGTTGCCTTTACTATATTCGTAGCGACAAGGCCTGATGCTGTTGAATCAAATATGACTGCCGTTGTTGTTCCATCTGAACACAATGTAGCAGTGAAGTAGTCTCCAACAGGCAAGGTAGTAGTTGTAGTAGTTGAAGTAGTTGTAGTTGTAGTTGTAGTTGACACAGGGCATTCACTTATCTCTATTACCGTACCTATTGCGTCTATCTTAATGCTATAAGTAGAGTTAGCTATGAAAAACCACATGTCACCACCCATTAATCGCCCAGTACCTCCTGATTTCGTAAATATAACATCATTCAATACAGGGATCAAACCTTTTCCATTATGATACATTATTTCACATGAGAATGCATTCAAGGCACATGCAGCATCACCTGTATTTTTTGGCTCTCCTGAGTCAATAGCAAACGGTTTTAATAATACATCCATGACTACTGATACACCAATCGTAACCTCATTGCTAGTGCCAAAACAATTTGTAGCTCTTAAGACAATATCATATACACCTGTGCTTGTAGGTAGTCCTGTAAATGCCCCAGAGCTCTTTGAAAATTTTAATCCATTAGGCAAGTCTCCTTGATCAGTTGTACCTATAAGCGTCACAGTTCCTGTTCCTGAAGTGATTACTGGTAAAGTTGACGATATCACAGTATTAGACAATAGTGATCCAACTATACCTGTTTTTGGCGAATCTTTACAGTCTGTATATGTATACATTAAACCCTCAAGTGTATCAGCTATCGTATACTCCTTACAAGTTGTAACAATTTCCCAAGATGTAGGTGTCCCTGATGTCTTTGGTGTAATGTCAACAACATCATTGACTTTAAATTCATAATCAACAGGGGTAATAACAGGTGGTGCGAATACCTGACAATTACATGTGTCAGACTGTAATACACGGCCATTTTCATCTATAAGCAACCACATACCATCAGATATAGGTGCGCCAGCACAAGCGACAGAGTCCATTAAGTGATACCCATTCCTCCCTACAAAAGCTGTAGACCCGTCTGAGTTTGTGAATATAATGTCTCCGATTACTGGCTCAGGTAAACTACCATTATGGTAATACTGAGTTGTAGGACACTGATTACAAACGTCAGCTAAAGTTCCTCCAACTGTTTCAATGTAAAATGAATTTAATGAAGGTACTACTGTCTCAATCTTTATAGACGCTGTAGATAAAGGTGTCTCTATTTTTATAATAGCTGCTGAGTCAGTAGTATACTTGTTAAAATAAATACTCCCCGTTCCGTTATTTACAGTGCCATCATAAGGTAAAGATAGGTTTATATCGTCATCAACAACACCTGCCGCTATTAAATCGTTGTAGTTAGCCAGTGAGTTTAGACCAACATACCCCGTATCAGCAACGACAACATCTTTCCATTGCACCTTTATCCGTACAGGCACATCTGTAATCTCATATCCAACACCAGCTCTCCCTATATCAGATCCATATTCTACATCCAAATATTTAACAAAGTCTGAACCATCATGAGACGCTGCCCCTGTGCCTAAGTTGTCTCTGTAGTCCCATATCATATACAACTCCTTGAAATTATTGGGATTAGTAAACACGAATTGACCAACGAACTCATTTGCAACTGCATCGAATACAGGTAGTACCTCTGTGGCTAGGGATATAAAAGTGTCATAATCGCTGTCAGAATAAATATCATTTGTAATAAGCCAATACATCTTATTGTTAGCACTTGGCTCAAAATCTTTTTGCCCACTGACTGCATTAGCATTAGCAGTCATGGTTACGGTAGATCCATCATAAGGTATAGCGTCTATTCCTTCTAGTCCCCTCAGCTTGTTATTAGATAATAGTTTATTTTTATCACTCATAACTACATTTGAGAAAGAATAATCTACACTTCCAGTGTAACTATATTTATATGTTGCCGTTTTAGCCATTTATTAAAATTTTTTAAAATTACCGTTATATGATAATAAAGGTGTAACCGTCAGCGAGTTTCCTACTGCCTGTGTAATAGTAAATTCAACATAGGATGTGTCACAATATGTAAATTTAATTATGGCTGTTCTTGAAAAATTACTAATGTTGTCTGCTATTCCTAAATATATACTTTCATCACCAAAACCAGATGAAGGATACCCTGTCACCCAATCAGACCCCCCTGAGTAAACAATAGAAACTGTCCAAGATGTGTTACTAAGCACTATTATGTCGGGCTTGTTGTTGTTTACATATATCCCACCAGAAGTTTCTGAAGGGTAATTAGCATAATTTTCCCTTAGTGATAATCTACACGCTAAAGAAGGGTTATTGTTTGACGCTATTATATATTGTTGCTTATAAGGATCGTACACTCCAAGTTTTTGTGTTTTCGGAGCACTGCTAAATAAATCTCGAAAATGATCTTTCATCCACAACTCTGAGATGTCACCTATTTGTCCATTCTCAATCTTTATAACGCTTCCTCTTCTTTCATCTGTGAAAAACATATTGCCTCCCCACTCTGCAAACGACTCTGGGTTTGTAGATATTCCATATTCTCCAGGGAAAGGGACTTGGGTTCCTAATACTGCATTTACACTAGATACCTGACCACCACCAGCAGCATCCTTTAGTATGTTTTTCTGATTTAATACATTGCTAATTTTATCCTCCTGAAGCACTACTAAATCCGTATCTCTGGCATGCATTTTTTGAATGCTACCAAATTCTACATCAAGATTTTTGTAGTTGCCTATAGATAAGTTAAACTCATTTAATCTATTAATAGATGAATTATTCCTATATACACCACTGTAACAAATAGAGGCTTCTTTTCTCTCCTCCTTGTACCCGTCAATAATTACCGAGGCACGTATCGACTGCTCAAGCATAGTTTCATTAAAATCATCACGTATACGATTTGACTCCAAGCCATTTCCAAAAGCATAGGCGTTATAATAACTATTACGTGTCTGGGGATGGTTTATCTTTATGATAGCAGGCGTTGTTATACCGACCTGGTTTTGCTCAACGGTTATCTCATCCACACTATAAAAACATGCGCCACCACCAGTAGAAGGCCCAGCGGCAGTAAAAGGAGCATTTATTATTACATTATAAGCATTAGGAACATACAGAACTTCGTACTCACCAGTGGGAGGCCCTAATATTGTTGAATCATTATTTACATAAATAATATCCCCAGCAATATAGGTGTGAGGCATATCAGTTACAGATGGATCACCTGATGGACTGAGCATACCTATATTTGTTTGATTACTAGGTAACGAAGCATACCATGTCTCATTACCCCAAACACCAGACGCACTTGTATAGTCTAAGTATCGCCACATCACCTGATGGTCGTTGCCTATAATCGGCATTGTTCTACCTAGCTCATGGAATATTTCTGTGTCTATTGATTTTGGCTCTGTTTCTGCTAATAATGAATTATCTAATTGATCTACCCTCCATGCTACTTGAATATGCGCATTAGTACAAGTATTATATTGGGTTATTCCTTGACCAGTAATCATCATTCTAACCTGCTCATCCATACCTCTTTGGGTAATACTATCTGCTAGATACCCTGGATTTGGGGATGCATACTTCTGTTCGTAATTACTACCCCTTCTGAAATACATCCTAGAACTGCCAGTGTTGGATGGTGAAGCTCCTTCGTAATTTATTATTGTACCTGAAGCTCCTTCCTCATAGAACCATTCTTCTATGTTTTCATACGCCCTACTACTAGGAGGAAAAACTTGTGCTTGCCCAGACACACCCCCAACATTAGTAGCCGCAATGGTAATCGTAACTATAGCACCTGTTTGGATTTGAATATCTCCAAGATTAGAAATGGCAACACCTGAATGATAACCCAATCCTTCGATCCAATTAAGACCTGGGTTTGATTGTGTTACAGCATAAGATAGATCTATCTCCTCTCCTCTGCAATTTATTATCCACCTATCACCTACTGTATATCCAGATGACTGGGAAAATACGATATTAAATGGAATGCCAGTTTGATTCGAATTTATTGATATTGCTAACCCTTGTGGAATAGTTGATATAGGTATTGGATTCCCTATCCAACCAGGATTAAACGCTGCAAACGGGCCTACATCTTGATGTATTCTATATTTAAAAGTTGTAGATGTTTCTATCTGTATCTCAACTCTCATGTCACGAGCTTCAAACGTATCAAAATAATCATAACCACCTGTAGCGGAACCAGAAGAATCTATAGCAGTAACCATAGAAATAGATAATCCATCCAATCCTTGGCCGTAAAAAATAGGGGGTTCGATCATTTTAAATTCAGTACCTGGGTTTATAGCAGCCCTAGTGTCCCTGTAACAATAAATATCATCAAAAATATTATCAGGATTCTTAAATGCTCCTGCTGAACCTTTTCCTAAACTATAGTAGGTAGTTAATGCTGATGGCGAGAAATCATTGTCATCATCATTAATTTTAAAATATATCCCAGAAACTTGTGACCCACCTAAAAAATTTGTCGGCTTTGATTCCACATCTAAGATCTTGTATTTTTTGTTTGAATATGTAACACCAGAAGCATTGGACTTAAAAATAAGATATTCTCCAATAGAGAACTTATCTATATCTGATTTGTTTATTAGAAAATACCTATAAGTTCCGTCAGCGTAATAAAGCACAGGAAATACATTGTAATAATTTCTTTTACTTTCCTTTAATACTAATCTATAATTAGTAGCAAAGCAAGGAGCCTTGTGTTTAATTTTTACCACAAGACTATTCCCAGTGTCAGACGCAGTTGGCGGTATGTATATATTATTATTATTATCTTCACCATTAACTATAGGTGTTGTAAGTACAGTTGTTGTTCTTCCGTAATCATCACAGTACACAATACCAATCTCATAGTCCCTATCACTTCTGAATGTTTGTATAGGCGTACCATTAGCTACTTCTTCAGAAACATAATCAACAGTGTAGTCTATCCCAACATCTACTCCTGAACAATCAGTAATATCAAAACCTTGAACGTAGTTTCCATAAGCTAATCTTCTACCTACAACATCTTGCGCTTTTGCCTTTAAGGGTACATTGTCATATAGCCTTGTCACTTGTGAATCAGCAAGGACTGAGTACTCTTTGCTATTTTTAAAAATAAATTGGTAAGATGTATTATTGTTAATACCTAACGTCTCCTTATTAAATTTCTCTATTCTTTTTACATTTAAACTCGTTGAGTCTCTAAAGAATAAATGAACCTCTTCAACAAATCTACCTCCTGTTTCAAAGGTTATATTTACTTTATTTTTAGTATTCACCATCGCTTCATTATTCCCAGAAGCAAAATTAAAAACATAATCCCCTGGAATAAATGCCGTTGGTGAGAACGGAGATAAGGCACTGTATTGATCGTCACTGTATTTGTATCTTGTTGCGAACTGAAGAAATTTGTCCTCCATATTTGTTGACTCATCACTCGGCAGCAACATCTCTATTGACGGTGCTCTTAATGGCGGTGCTACAATTACAGATATGTAATCATCTATTCTAGGATCGCTGACAGTCCACTCTCTAACTGTAGATATATTTATTTTTCTTGGTGGATTTAAGTCGTCTGTCCAATACAGGAACCCATCAATATAATTTAGTCCAGTGATTATATAGTCTTTACTAAAATTTAACTGCCCTGTTGACGACTGTAAAATTCTATTAGAATCCCCTGTTGTTTCATTGTACTCGTAAATACCGTCATAATTGTCAGACGTAACAAACCAATATATAATATTATCAATGTCTGATGTCACAGCACCAATAGTACGTGCGTTTACAGCAGGCTCCCCAGCTGCATTACCTAAATCGGCTACCTCTCTATTACCAGCTATGTTACGAACCGTACCTGCGTCTGAGCCTTCGGATGTAATAGCGTCAATGTTTAAAGCGTCTCGGTATTGACCGTCAGCCAATAGCCGTTCATCAACGTCTTTATTCATAACCCCTTTCAAGAAATTTCTACTAAGTTTAGCCATAATAAAATATTAAGTGCTTGATCTCGTTATTAAGTCAGATGGGTGAATATTACTCATTCTTATTTTTGCGTTTGCACGTAGCGCACGTCTTTTCTTTCTTGCCTGTTCTACATGTACGGCAGGTACTCCAAATTTAGCGTCTAGTATCTCATAAGTAATGTAAGCGTAGACGTACTTCTCAAAAAACTTGTTTACCTTAATTAAACTATCATCTCCACCCTCCATGCCATCTGTTATGTACTCAAGAACAATTGTCGAACCTTCCATAGTAGAGCTAAAATCTATAACTCCAGCGTTTCTATTTATATGAAATCTTGGCCCTGAACGAACCACTGATGGGTCTATGCTTGCTTTTGTACCTATAGAATAACTATTACAGGATTCGTTATCATTTGATCCACCTGCCATGTTTACTGTTTTGTCTGTGCCAAAAAGAACATTACCACTGCCGTCAAAGGTTAACTCATCTGAAGAGTTAAGTAAGTATGAAGCCACTGTTGCTAATGAATGATTCTCTGTCATCGGAGTTAAATTACCTCCAGCAGAAAGCGTAGAAACTCTTACGAAGTCAACATAATCTTGAGGTAAAATCATCTTTAAGCTAGAGTTTATTGTTATCTCCACAGCTTTTATAGCCCTTAACGAATCATAGTTAAGCTCTTTTATTGCTTGTTTTGCATGAAACCGAACAATATTAGTCTTTACATTATCTACAAGTTGGTCTTGACCTGTGAAGTTTAATATGTAATTACGTACAATATCAAGTATTGGTATATACTGGTACGAGCCTTGATTAGCTGTAACAGGTGACACACCTCCGTTGTCGAAATATTGATAATCAGTTAAATATGCCATGTCTTATTGATTTTCCATTTTTGTTTGAACTTCTTGTGCCGTAGCCATCTTAACAACATCAGCCTCTCTAATCTCTACCCCAGCGTACTGTAATATTCTAATTATCAAGTTCATCTCATCTGATGAAGGTAATTCAAAATCTTGATATCCTACGGCACTTTGATTAAATAATGGCTCGCCTCCAGAAAAGGAATTATATGTCCATTTCGGTGTGGCTGGGTATCTAACGTAATTAGCTATTATATCACCTGTAGTACTAAACGTTGTAGGGAACACCTGAAGCCCATTCTCATTTATAGTGTATACAGGATAATTTACTGATGGAGACGTATCCAAAGAAGACCTAAGCCTAGCTAACTGCCCTTGTGACACCTTGTCAACATCAACTAATCCACTTGCAAGTGTTACCGTGCCCATTGAATACGCATCGCTTGGTATCGAGAACGTACCTGTTACTCCTGAATACACAGGAAAGCCAACAGACGTAAACCTATCAATCACTTCCTCTAATCTCTTTGGGATATCACTAAATCCACTTGTATGTCCATGTACGTTTCTCTTGTTTACAGCTCGGCTGTAGTCGTGAAAGTAACCCTCAAATATTTCTGTCTGGGCCTGTTTCGCATACAAGTTGAATTGAGATGGAGTAATGTAACCGTTATTATCCTTGTTCAAAATAAATAATACCGTATTCCTTACTTCATTAATCATTGTATTTGTTTTACACAAAGATAAATAAAAAAGCCCACTATTTCTAGTAGGCTTTAATTATTGTTCTATTATAATACTATTGGAGTAGTTTTTCTAATTTTTTATAAGACTTTACCCCTTCATCCGTCATAAAATAATTTCTTAAAGCTTCATGAGGATCTTGTCCTTCAGGCACTCTCATCATCATAGACTTGTTGTCAGGCAAGTTAAAGAAAACCTGTGTCTTGTTACTTCGGAACTGGATAAGTTTTTCACTAATTACCATTTCTGAGAAGTCTTCCACTCTTTCACTTGCATCTTCTTGCTTTAAATCTCTATCAACCAGCTGCATAAAATCATTTGGATTGTTTCTAGCAAAAACTTTAACATCTCTCTTAATATCGTGAGAATCCATTCTGTCTACATTGCCAGGATCTACCTTAGTAATAAAAGCAACCATCTCATCCATTGTAAGCTCTCTAGCTAATGTTTGAGCACTATGCTCGAAGTCAATCTGAGCAATGATTTGATTACTTTCAGCCTCATGATCCATAACGTAAAACACACCTCCGCCATTTGCCATGTTCCCAGGGTGATGAAATAAAAAAGCCTGTAGAGCTGTCTCTCTATCTCCAACAAATAATGTCCCGTCTTTAAATACAACAGGAGACAATCTAGCATGATCATCCTGTTCATCAATAAAAATACTCCTTTGATTGTTTGAGAACCTTAAGGCTCTTTGTTCTTGCTTTTCAGCGTCCCACCATAGTAATGGCTTTCTTCTTTTATCCTTAGTCTGGATAGTATAAGTCAACGGTGACTTATTATTGTTTAATCTGTACACTTTTCCACCTCTTTTCATTATATTATATTTTATTTGATTAATAAAAAGCAGCAAGGAAGAGTTTCCCTGCTGCTTTAAAAATTTAACTCTACTTGTTACCCTTTAAACACGAAGAAGTTATTCGCACCCATAGTACATAACGCTCTTTCAGAAAGATAATTTACTGACATAGTATCAGTATCATTTGTTTGAGCATCACCAGCACCACCAGTAACCCATGTTCTGAATTTTCTGTCTGTATGCTCAGAAGCTCTATAACGAACGTGTAAGAATGGACGTGTTGCGTTTTGACCAAGAACTTGATCGTATATTGTCATAGATCCTGCTGGAACCATAACGCCATTGATTGCACCACCAACTAATCCACCTCTTAATGTAGCATCGTTTAAGTACTTCCAATCTGTCTTGTAAAACTCATAACCTCTCTTGAAACCATCGAAACCTAAGTTGATAGCCATTTCTTCAGAATTGTTAAACAATCCGTAAGAAGTTCCACCTGCTCCGTAAGAATTTTGAGCAGCAATCATGTCATTCAGATCATTACTAAACTCACGGTTTAAAAACAATACGTTTTCACGGATAGACCCTTGCTTGTCTAAACGAGCCATCATTTCGTCCCACTCTGTCATTGTTTCAGGATTTCCTCCGTCCCAAACATTTCCTCTAGTCTCAATCGACTCGAACATACCTTGAGTACCTGCGTTCACAGTACCAGCAGCAGAGTTGTCAGACAATTCAGCCTCAGCACCTGAACCGAAGTCAGCCTGAACACCTTCAACCATTGACATCTCTAAGTAATCTTCAAAACGAAGTCTTGTCTCATGCTCTGATTTAATAAACCAATAGAAACCATCTGCTCCATTTTCAGTTGTAACCTTAACCCAACCAATTTGAGCCATATCAGATCCTGAAACCTCGTACTTGTCTTTTAGGATTATTGTCTTGTTGTCAAAAAACGAAGACTCAGCCTCTAAAGAACCATCCATTCCAGGAGATCCCTTTCTAAACTCAGACCCGTAAACGAAAGCTGTAATGCCAGTAGAACTAGCAAGAGCAGCTGGTAAACCAGCATCACTATAAAAAGCTACTGTGAAAGTACCAGTACCAACAGCTGTAATAACACCCTTAGCTGATGAATCAACAGTGTTGTCTGATAAGAATACTGTTTGCCCTACACGGAACGTACACGTACCTCCTGCAACTGTGCAAATTGATGTCGTATCACCACCAGTACCAGCAGCCGTTATATCAGTATACTTTGTGTGCAGACGCCCTTGTTCTGACCACTTAATCATATCTGAATTAGTTGGATACTCTGACCCTACCAATCTAAGAAATGATGCTACCGAACGATTACCATATCGTTCGAACTCTTCCGCATAAGTATCTGGAAGATATTGATTTAAAAAATCAAAATTTGTAATGTAATTTGTCGGTAATGCTACCTGACTTGGTGCTGGAGTAATTTGTGCTCCTGGCGACACCTGAACTGAACCTGCCATTTTTTTGTTTTAAGTTGTTAATTATTTTTTTCTTCCCATTATTCGTAAACCACCGTCTTTTCTGATATTGCTACCTGGGTTATTCACTTCAACAACTTGAACACCGTCTTTGTTTTGAGCTACAGGTTTCTTACCCTTACCCATCTCAATGTTTTTCGCTTCCTTAGCGTCCGACTCGACAGCTTCACTTGCCCCTAGTTCATAAGCCCATTTTACTAATTTATCCGTGTTCTGAGCAGCATACATAGCCTTGTGATACTTATTAGCATCCTTTAACATTCCGTTCTCATCTAAATGAGAGTTTACGAAATTCAAAGCCGATAACTGGTTCTCTTTCGTTTTAGCAACATCTTCAACTTCAAAAGATTTGGAGTTATTTTCACCAACAGTAAATTCAAAACCTTTGAACTTGTCAGAAAATAATTCATTTGTCTTAGCTGAAAAATGTTTTTGCTTCTTCACTGATAAATCAGATAAATCTTTCTGACTTTGTTGTTCACTCTTAGCTTTCATCAATAATTCTCTGTCTTCCATAGAGAATAAACCATCACTTGACTCAAGTGGAGATTTATATTTCTCATAATGTTCAGACATAGATTGTCTTGCTTCACCTAATTTTCTTTTCTTTGCTATAGACTTTTCTCTAATCTCGGACTCATCATCCATCTCGTCTACACCAAATAGCCTGTTCATTTCGAATTTAACATCTTCAGAATCAAACTCAGGATTCTTAATAGCGATGTCTTTGGCTATAATTTTATCATCAGACATGGTACTTATGTCAACTACTGATTTAACGTAGTCTTTCATACCTCTACCTGTCTCTTGTTTATATTTAAAAAAAGCACTAACATCAGGTGGAAGTTCTCTTTCCACTTCTTTTATTACTTCTTTTTCTTCTATCTTCACTTGTAAAAGACTATCGTATGTCAAGTCTTCTTTGTTGTACTTCTTTTTTAAATAGTCTAAAGCAGTATCATCATTAATGCCTTGCTCTTTAGTATCACCGATGTCAGATTTAACCTCTAAAACACCATCGCTACTATTACCAGCAACTATGTCATCTTTGGCCGACATATCTTTTGCGTGATTATCTAAAATGTCTTTTTCAATTTGCTGTGGTGACTTCCCGTTGGAGTCAACTTCTTCTATTTTTACTTCTCCCATAATATTATATTAAATTCAATTTAAAACAAAGGTAATCATAATTTTTTAACCAAACCCATCAAAGCCTAAACCATCAAGAGTATCTTCGCTTGATTCAAAATTAGTCGGAGGTGTTCCATCCTGTCTTTGCTTTATCAATTTAGACGTATTAGAGGACTGCTTATCAACTCTATTGTCTTTTCTGTCCTCCTTGTCAATTTCTCTTTTTTCAGTTATATTACTTTCAGCAGACCTAAGAGACATGTTATACTGGAACTCCTTCTCCATTAACCCATGTTTCAGTTGAGCCTCAGCTTTTAACTCTTCAATTTTGCCAGCAGATTCAGCTTTTTTAATAGCCATCTTACTTTGTGTCTCTGCGTTTAGTAACTCCATTTTGCCAGCAGTTGCTGCTTGAGCTGATTCTGTGTTAGCTGCACCCTGAGCCTTAATCCTCTGCATCTCTCGTTCTTGATCAGCAGCAATTTTCTGCTTTCTCTTAAGTTTTAACAACTCGTTTGCCATTTTCAAATTGGAGATAGCTCTCACATCAATTGCATCCTCTAAATCAATACCACCCTTCGATAATGCTAATTGTATATTCTGCTCTAACGCAGCTTTTTGTTCTTCGTCTGGAGAAACTTCAATAAAAATACCGAAGGAATGTAAATGTAAATTTTTTATATCCTCTAATATGTTTAAGTTATATCCACCCACCTGATTAGCAAACTCCTCGCTGTCTTCAGAGTACTCTAGCACATCAGAGATACGTAAAGAAATGCATTCAGCCATACGCCTTGTCATAAATAAACTTGCCTCTAGGATATGCTTCGTTGCTGTATTTGAGTTCAATGCTGCCATCTTTTGCAGACCAACCAATGAATGTGGGTCAGGGCTAGAAGCATCAACAGCTTCATTTATACCCGTCACATCTCTGATCATATTCAAGTACTTATCATAAGCACCCATTAATGACTGTAACTTACTTTGGCCGCTACTACTATTCAGTTCCTGTATAGGAACCCTAGCATTGTTAAATTCTCCGTCACCAGTATAACTTCTACCAATAACACTACCCGTAGAAAAGTATAAGTCCAATGCAGCTTGGGGGGAATAAGTTCCACCGTTTCCTAAGTCTACCTCATTTATACCGTCAGCATCAATAAATACACCATCAGGAACTATCTTTAATAAGACTTGTTGTGCTTTTAAATGCGCCATCTGAAGAAGATCTGCTGGTGAAATCATTCTACGTACAGGTGAATCAAATCTACCCTTGTACATCTTAGGTGCAACAGCTACGTAATTTGAATATGTCTTCTGAAATGCTGCCTCTGGGCGTACCATGTTTTTTGATAGGCCCCATTTTATAAGTCTTTCTGACCCTAAAATTAAAGCCCCCTCATACCATACATCAATTCTTTTTTCAATCTTAGTGAAGTATTCGCTATCTTCTTCAGGATTGAAATCCTCATCTTTTCTTATTACTCTGCTTCCTCCGTTTGCTAATATTTTTTTCTTGTAAATGAAGTTCTTATCGTCCTTATAGTTAAAGTACAATACATTGACAGTGTCTTTATCAAAAATAGTATCTCCATAAGGTTGTGATGTTGAATATGCGGTTGACCAAGCACTGCTAGTCGCTCTAATATCTTCAATGTCTTCTTGTGTTAATTTAGGATTTATTGTTTTTAATTCTAAAATAGGTACTCTTTTTACCTCACCCCAATAAAACACATCTTCAAAAAACGGATCTTCTGTATAACTATATATGCAATTCTCAGGGTCTACGTATTTTATTCTTATTCCCTCATTGAATGAATACTCATGTTTAGCGATACCAATGCCAAGTGTTACTTGGTCTTTGTTATATCTATACTTTACATTTTGAAAATTATTCATTTCAAAAACAGTAGAAATAGCTGTCTCTACTGCTATCTCAATAGAAGGCTTATAGTCAAGCTGCATGTGAAGCTGTAGCTCTTGATTAGTTTTTGGTAAATCGTCTGGGTTTACGTTAAATGCGTCTATGCCAAAATCATCTTTTGTTTGAATCAATAGATCTTTTGCTATCATGTCTGCCTCAATAGTTCTTTGGTATCTATCTCTATCCTCAGATGAGGTTATGTCTTCAGCGTATGCCTTTGGCGTAAAGAGCCTGTCATTCATGCCGTTAACCATTATATCAACAAACTTAGGAACAACAGGAAGTGGTTTCCAGTCAAGGTTAAGTTGCTCAGTTGATCCGTTTATAGATAATTTTTCTTTATATGGCTTTACAGATTGTTCACCTCTGGCGTATAGCCTTAACCTATAAAAATCAGACTGTTGAGAGTAATATCTACAAGCACCATCGTTTTTATTAAACCATTCATACTGTATAGCTTTCGCTACCTTTAATCCGTAATCCTCACCAGCCTTCTCTTTGTCAGGTGTTTTGTGGTTAGGGAAGTCCATTGGATTGATATTTATAGATCTATTTTTATTTGCCATTACCTGTCTATTTCGCTATGATTACCTGAATTATTATATCTTACAAAGTTAAACTTTATTTGCGATCTTTTTGTCTCAGGGGTTAATTTATGTTTTCTTGTACCCATAATAGCCAAACCAGAGCTAATTGATGCATCAAATTTCGTTCTATTTGCTATGTCGAATTTTGCCCAATCAGCAAGTGTCTTATTAAATGGCATGCTCCCACACGTCTCCGAGTCACGATAAGTTCCCTCTTCGTCATAACCAACATATTCTTCAATATAAGAGTCTATTGAGTTAGCATGTGTTTGCTTTACATCTTCAGATGTATTTGGTATTCCACCAAGTTCTCGTTCTGTTTTTGATAGTTTTGATAGTGCCTTGTCTGGTCTATTCATAGAGTATCCCCTATAGCCCCTATTTTTTAAATGATAAAGAAGCCTAATCTTATTATTCTCAACCAATATTGGCATACCAAAAAATACAATAGCCATTAATACCTCCTCAAAGAATATCTCAGCAGTACTTGGCCTTGCTATGTATTCTAAAAAGAAATAATTAGAAGGCACTGTTTCGTTAAGATTAAATGTAGTTAAACCATGAAGTGATCCATTGGAACCTCGTCCACCTACAGTACCTGATATATCATAAGAGTCACAGCCAAACATCCCTAAGCCTTGATTCCCTGGGTATTTTACACCATTCTTTATTGTTACATTGTTCCTGTACTTCTTATCTGGAATCCATGATAATAAAAATCTGCCTCTAGGATCAGGTGTCCATATTACCTCTGTATCTTTCTCCCCATTCTTCCAACTAAAAAAACCCTTAGATAATGTCTGAGCCATTAGCGTTCCATCATTCTCGTCAATCTGCTGGTATATCTTTGTTAAGTTAAATATAGAAGCCTTACTTTCGTCTCTAAATGCATGCGACTCTGTGCGTGGAAACTGTCTGTAAAATTCGTTTAAATCATCAGGATCACTTTTTCTTGCGTCAACCTCATTATTCCAATACTCAATAACTCCAGTTGTAATTTGCTCACCGTCAGGCCCAAATACGTTTCTTTTTGGTGTCTCAAATACAGGCCACCCATATTCATCTATGTACCCCTCAAAGTTCCACTCCATAGGTATAAACAAAGAATAAAGACCCGACTTAGTCTGTCCGTTTTTTGACCTAGTTCTTGGGTTTGAGTCTTCATACAGATCTTTGTAATTTTGACCACCTTTCGCTAGTGCATTACAGGTAGAGCCCATCATACACTTACCAACAATCTTACTTCCTAAACGTAGACAAGTTTTGGTTACACGCCAGTTTTTCTTTATATCAAGTGGCTTTACCCATTTAGAGCTTTCATCATGAAGTAAAAATTTTAACTTCTCGCCATCGTAACTGTTGTCGTCTGTGTTCTTCCAATCAATAGACGTGTCAAGACCCTCTTCTTCAGTTTCATTGTGATCATCATACATGTTGTTTTTTGTGATCTTTTGTGCTGGCAAGCTATAAGAAATCTCACTCTTAGGTCTATCCATACCTGACTGTAAAGGCTTAAAAAAGAATGGGTAGTTTAATGAAATTGGGACTACTTTATCAGTAAATAATTTCTTAGCATCAGGGCCAGTCTTAGACAACATTCCAATTCTTGAATCTCTTGCAAGTGTAGCCGTTTCTACCGAAACTGAGGAGCCCATAAAAGAAAAGCCTGAACGTCTTATTTTTAGATATACTATACCGTAGCATCTGTTATCAGCTTTACACGCCTCCCAATATATGTAGTATATTCTATTTGCCTCACGAAAATCAGGATGCCCAACATCAATCTTAGTATGCTGAAGGTACATATAATTACCACCTGTAATATATGTTTTCTTACCCTTATTAGTAAACCAATAACCATTCTCTCTTCTAAAAAACTCTTGCTCTATATAGTCTACATGTTTTGCCTTAAACTCTTTACTACGTTTACGCCATTCAAATACACTCTTGATCCTTTTTAATTCTTTAGGTAATTCGGAAACTACCCACTTGTTCTTCAAGGTAGAGACATATTTAGGAGCCTTTGGTAAGGCTATTCTTATACCATTTATATTATAAATGTCACCTATAGTACCGTCTTTGGATATAATTACAACATCGTTTAACTTATCATAGCCATACTCCCAAGATTTATTACGGTTCTTTTTAGCTATCCTATCTTTACTGATAAAATCATTCTCCAAAATATATAAATCTGGCCACGTAAATTTATCCTGTTCGTTCTTCCGCACTTTTAAAGTCTAATGGTTTCTCTTCTAATACTACCTTATCTCCGTTTTTATTTTTTGGCGTCTTGTCCTCTTCGTCAAGATTCTTTTGCTCTAGTTCAACCCTTGCTAATATCTCAAACGCATCGAATATAGCCATCTTCTTAGCTGAGGCTGCGTTCTTTAACTTGTCTAGGCTTAACTCATCGTCTTCCTTGTACTCCGTAGTTAGAGTTTTTTTAGCTACCTTTACAAGTTCACCAGCAGCAGTTTTACCAGCCGAAATTAAGTCCTCCTTTAACTCTCTTATGGTTTTAGACATATATTCGCTGAATTTATACGGTACATTTTCTCACCGTCAATATTAAACTCGTACTCACTGTCAGGCTTAAAACATATTTCGTCACCGACCTCAACCCCTATTGATTGTAAATATGGATTTGTAATTTTCATTATCCCGTAAAGATTTTTCTCAGCCTCAACTTTGTATAGGTTTGAGTCGTTCTTTATTGGGGTTACAAAAGAATACGGATATATAGATGTCCATAAATCCGTTTTAGATTCCCTATGTGCATATATCTCTATTTCTGCATCTACCAGATATAAATCACCTTTTATTAGCCCTGAGCTATACGACTCATCGCCTCTTATGTCATTGTATTTCCTGAATACATTGTGATGCACAATAGCCTCGCTCCCCTCCTTTACATTGCCCTTGTAATTTATAGGTGTAGATATCACTATAGCAATTCTATTTGTTGCTTCATGATTTTCAAAGTTTGTGTTTATTAAGTAACTACCATTTTCGGTTTTTCTCTTGTTGTCATACAACTTCCCTGCTGCTGGTTTTACTATAAACTGTCCTAAAGCTTTCATTCAAAGTCAATATTGTACTCTACACATACAGGCATATTTCTTATGGTCTTCCATAAGAATACTTCCTTTTCACCATTCTCTATATGTATCTCGAAGTCGTTATTATTTATCTCTACAATCTCGATTATAGTAAATTCATTTCTTAAACAAGGACTACCAGAGGTATACTTCATGCTCTTAAAGTAGTCTGGCCCTACACATAACCTACGTATAATATTAGTCTGCCGATCTTGTAATAGCTCCATCTCCTAAGTTTATAGATATACCTTCCCCGTAAGTTTCTCGGAGCTCTGATTCGTAGCCATCTAAAGACGCCTCTGTTTTTTCAAACATCTCAAGCCCTAATACTTTTTGGTTCTTTAGCCTGCTTATTCTTACCTCTATTAACGCTAGGTTGTCCTTTGAAGAATTATAGTTGTCGTGGTGTGATCTTAATTCACTCAACTCTTCGTTTGATAATTTTTCTTGATTTTGTTCCATTATATTTAATTTAATGGTAAATATAACAAATTTTAATAACCTGAAGAAATTAAATATTAATGACGTGCTTTATTTTAGAATAACCGCACCTGTTAATAGTGCATTTATTAATACTGAAATGTTTCTTTGCTTTTTAAATCTTTTTGTATCTGATTTTAACACATCAATAATTGTATCTTTTGAATTTATAATATAACGCTGGAAAGTTATAACACTATCTTGATCACTAACAACGCTTTTTAAATGTAAGTTCTCAGAGGTTAAAACTTCTATAATGGTATCTTGTATTTGAATTATATGTACCGTGTCTCTAAGGCTCTTAAAATCGTCTAAATCGGCTCTTAATAAGTTTATCTCTGTTGAGATTTTACTGATTATTTCTTTTTCGTTGCCAATCCTATTTTCAATCGTTTTGATTATGGTTTCTTTGCCCTCTATTCTCGTTTCAATTTTCTTTATTGGTGCAACTTTATAAATAGATTTATCATTCCCCCTAAAAACAAGAAGTAGAATAATAGCTATAACGCCAAGTATTAAAATAAGATCCTTTACTTTCATAGGTTTATATTATATTTTCTTTTTCTATTTGCTGTATCATTTCAAAGTGGATTTTTGCGACTCTGTCTCTACCTTCTTCGCTTAATAAATATTTATGACAATTATCTGAGTTAGTCATAAAAAAGTTTTCTGATAATATTGCTGGCATTACTGTCTTTCTCAATACCCAAAAATTAGACTCTTTATCATTGTCACCGTCTGATGTATCTTTTCTCATGTACTCGTATGGAAATTCTTTTGAAGCTTTGTCAAATAACACAGACGCAATTAAATCTGATTTAGTTTCTCCCTCTGACGTATATACTGACCAGCCGTTAGCTGTTTCACTGCTAAATCCGTTAGCATGAATAGAAACGTATATACAATCCTTTCCGTCTTTATCTTTTTGTTGACGATAAATATCGTTTGCTTTATCAGTTCGTTCTGACAAAGGAACGTCTTTTTGAGTGTCTACTAAATTGACGCATTCAATTCCAGCTTCAGCGCATAATTTAACTAACCTTTTTACAATACCTCTGTTAAATTCGCCCTCGTATAAGATTTCTCCGTCAGGCCATAATGGAGATCGTTTACCAGCTGTTTGATAAACACCGTCAATTATACCTCCATGACCATTATCAAAAATCCAAAGATAATTCGAGTCTGGTTTAGCAGGTTGAGGAGTTAATGTAACATCATATTTAGATCCGCAGTGAGGACACTTTACTAACTTACTCATCTTTATTTCTTTTTAAGAGCCTTAGCAATATGCTCTGTTGCGTTTCCACTTGCGTAAATTCCAAAAACCCACTGCATAAAGCCTATCCACTCGTCAGAACTTGCCTTGTTAAACCAAACAAATACTGTTGCTAATATTGTTAAAATCAACGCAAAAGTTAATTTTCTTCCTCCTATAAAGTTGTATAATTTATCCATAATTAAATTGTTTTATTTATAATAGCCATTCTTTTATTTAAACTTTTAATGTCTTTCCCAATAGCTGAAAATTGCTTTTTATTTGAATCTTTATTATTATCCATTTCGTTTTTTAGGTATTCTATATTTCTTGCTTGTGTCGTAGCATTTACATCAACCTTTCTATGAATCTCACTAACCTCCTGGCTAATTGTCATAGCATCTGGTTTTCTACAGTTGACAGCTTTATCTACTACAGTCAATTTTTTGTTTATGTGCATGTACACATATATTCCTAATATAATAGTAGGTAAGTCGTAGTCTTTTAGCACACTTAATATAGATTCTAAATCCATCTTATTCTGTTATTGTTAAACTTCCATATGCATCACAATTCTTTTGAGAAGAACTACAAGCACTACAAGTT